GTTGACGTTGTATTGCGTTTGAAATAAAATTAGACATATAAAACTCCTACAAGTATCTATAAAACGAATAAGGGGTTCCTTTCGGAACCCCCTATCGAAGTGTTAATTATTCTCTACTATTAGGCTGCACCACCGTATGAAGCGTCGTTACCGTGGAGGTTGTCAACGCGGAAGATGCGGTAGTATTGATTGCGTCTACGTGTCAACAATTCAGCATCTGGGAGGTTGCTGTTATTGAGGACGTATGGGTTACTTACCATACCGTAACGGGTCTTGAAACCAATCTTTGGTTGGAAGGAACCAGTATCAACAGCTCTTACCATTTGTAGTGGTACGTATGGGCAGTAGAACAATCCGGCATCATATGGACTTGTTCCCTTATAACCCATGCATACAAAGTTAATTGGTGACCAAGTTTCGGTGTGTGTTGGCATTGAGTATGGATCAATGTAAACCTTGATACGTCCACCGTGGAGTGTACCAGCAAAGGTGTTGCCATTAACGTCTGTGTTAAGAGCACCACTAAATGCTGGTGAGAAGTCAAGCAAACCACTCATACTGAGTGCAGCGCCAACGTCTGGGCTGACGATGACAAAGTTACCCTTGCCACGACGTGTTTCAGCACCGATGACATTGCATTCGCGCTCAATTTGGAAGGTCAATCCACGGAACTTTTCAGCACTCCAACGACCATCGGAGTCGAGTTCAAGATCGTAAACACCACCACCAGCACGACCATTTATTCCCTTACCAGTTTGTTTGCCGTTCAAATCGTTTTGTTGGCAACCAAGTTTGGCAACTTCATAGATTTGACGAACCAACTCGCGGTTGATTTCAAACATAATTTCAGTTGAAAGAATGTTAGCCAACTCTGTCTCAGCATCAAGTCCGTGAACGGCCTTGAGGTCTTGAGCGAGTTCTGTGGTGTATTCTGCCTTGAGGGCGCGTGTCTTGGCAGTAACGGCTGTCTTTTCGATTGTGAAAGACATTTCGTTAAATACGCCAGCACCAGCGACACCTGAACCAAGTTTTTCACCCTTAGAGGTGGACATACCAGTTCCTGCTTCAAATTGAGCATCGGAACCTTGTTCATCGTCGGCAAAAATGTCACCCATATCACCGGCAGCACCAGTTTCGCCGGAGTGACTTGTTCTTGCTTCATTGAACAAAGCTTCTTCAGCATTTCCTGGGCGAGCACCAAAGTTATTATCTTGACCATACTTTGTCTTCATAGCGAAGATCAAACCAGTTGGTCCGTTCATTGGTTGAACACCAGCAATGTCATAAGCCATCAAATTTGGCATAGCACGACGAACCAAACTGATCATGATTGGATCGAATGAATCGATACCAGTACCAGTTGTGCTCGTTGCACCAGCGGTTGAGAACCCACCAAGAGTTCCCAAACCTGTTCCAGCCACACCTTGATAGTTTTCGCGGAGGGCGCGCTCTTGGTTTTCCAAGAGGATTGTTGTGACAGTTTTCTTATAACTGTCCTTAATTTCTGGCAATGCCTTGTGTTCAAGGATTGGTTGCCACTTCTTGCGGGCAGATTCTGTTAACATTTGACGATTAGGGTCCATTTTCTTTTGCTCCTTTAAACCTTTTGTCTGAGTTTATTTATAATTTCTTGATTTTTGAATTAAGAATTTATTGTTCTGTTGATAGTTTTGGCGTACAATTCCATTAGTGGAGAAAGTTCTTGTTGTTGTTCTTCCTCTGATGGTTCGTTTGATACATTTTCCAAAAGTGTAACTTGTTCATTTACTTTAGTTGTTGGTTTTGTTTCTTTCTTTCCAGTAGAAACTACACCTTCAACTAAATTTTGAACTTTGTTACGGAAATCTTCTTCACCTGAAAATTCAAGATTTTCAGCAATTTCTTTTACTTTTTCTGTTTGAAGAACTGTTAAACCACGAGTTTCTTCAGCAAAAACTCTTTGAGCAGTCAATAGACTGATCTCTTTTGTAAGTTCAACATTCTTTTCAATCTCTTCATTGATTCTGCCTTCAAGAGTAGATACTGCCTCTGAAAGTTCATCAAAAAGATTTACTTTATCTTCTGGAACTTCAACGTAAGATTCTGCAAAAAGATTCTTTAGTCCTACAATGAAATCTTCTGCAATTTCTGTACGCAAACCATTTTCAATTGCTACTTTGTTTTCTTTTGCCCATTCTTGAACAACATAAGCCAAATAATTGTCTAATTGTTCAACGAGAGCAGTTTTTACTACTTCGACCTCTTCGACCAATTTCTCTTCAAATTGCTCTACTAAAGCTTCAGTAATTCCTTCTACTTTTGCAGTAACTGCGGCTTCATAAATTGAAGCAGCATTTTTAGCAAATTCTTCTGTAAGTTCTTGTGAACCAAAGATTGCAGCAATATCAATATCTACTTGTTCTGCTGTCATTTTTGGCATTTGTGGAGAACTAAAAGATGGCTTCATGTTCAAGGAAGCGGCAAGTGCTCCTGGATTTCCACCTGTTGGTTGGATCATTTGTTCACCACCACCATGAGCATCCTTAACACCACCACCGAGAGCATCATGCGCTACTTCAGATGATTTTGCTGCTGTTGGTAATTGACCTTTTAATGAAATTGAAGAGGCAGCAGATGTTGTGGCAGAACCCTTCATGGCATTTCCAACTGCTTTAGCAACTGGAGCCTTATCTTCAGTTTCTTCTTCACCTTCATCTTCTTCGCCTTCTTCTTCACCGGCTTCTTCTTCTTCGCCTTCTTCTTCACCGGCTTCTTCTTCTTCGCCTTCTTCCTCGTCTTTTTCTTCATCTTTTTCTTCAACGAGTTCATGTGTATTGAATAAATCTTTTACGATTTCTTCTGCAATTTTCTTAGGGTCCATTTGTTAAATCTCCTTGATTTGTCGCTCAGTTATTTATACATTTCACAATTTAGATAAGAAATCGCGGAATACTTGTAATTTAGCTTCTTGCAAGTTTCTTGATCCTGCTTTTTCGATTTGTTTTTTGTAATTTTCAATTATTGTTGGTTTAAAAACACCATTGTCCCAAACCCATTCCTTACCTTCCATGATACCATTTACAAACGCATTTGGCGCAGAAGGATCAGCAACTACATCGACAGCGGCGAGCATGAAGTCCTGTTGTACATGATTTACACCATTTTTTTCAACAAGTGAACCCATACCGCGTGTAGATACACCCAGTTTGGCGCCTTCGTCAATTAAGTTTTGTACAATTCTACCATATGGTGTATCCATAATTTTTGCATTACCCATTACTTGGTTGCCTTCCATATGAAGATCTTTAATCATATGACAGACTCTTTCCAAATTAACTGTTGGTCCCTCTGGATGCCCCAATTCACCTAATGCACGACTGTTTTTAACATAATTTTCGTTATAAGATTTAATAGCGCCTTCAAGAATTGGCTTATCATATTCTCTATTATTACGATTTACCACATTCGATTCGGCAAATACACCACGGATAAAATAGGATTTCTTACCACCTTCGGCGGCTTCTGTAATATATTGAATGTCTTGTTGTCTTGTTTCGGTGATAAGTTTCATCTATTATCCCTTCTTTTTTCTCAACATTTTAAAATCTTCTGCATCAATTTTACCATTTTTGTTTGCATCAATTTTATGTTGTTTACCTTTTAATTCCTCTTGAACATCTTCTGCGCCATTTATCATGACACCAGCAATTGCTTGCTTTTGAGATTCCATAAATTGTCCTGCTTTTACATATAAAGCAGCACGAACCTCATTGCGGAATTGTTCTAAATTATTATCGAATAAAGAATCTATTATTTTATCATTTGCCATAAATATACCTCTTTTACCTATTTATAATACTTAAATTATGCAGGAGGGGTTGGATTTCCCCCAACAGGAGTTATTGTTATAGTCACATCTGATGCAAATCCTGAAGGTTGCCAGCTCTTTGCATTTGGTAAAACATATTCTCCATTTATTTTTGGTATTAGACAGTAATTAACATAATTAGCATCTCCTACATTACATCTTTCATTATATTCCAATACACCATTTGGTGGTAAAGGAATTGAAGAATATATTTTGTGTAAAGGTCTACTATTCAATAAACAAGTATTATTATAATAGGCATAATAACAATTGTTATTAACACTTTGTTGTTCTTTAAATGTTGTTATAGTGTTTTTGTAATAAAAGTTATTACCAGATGTGTTATATTGATACGGATAATTTGTAGTAGGTATATAATTATATTGACTCGAAGGAAAATAACCAGAAGCATCTTCATAACTAATTTTTGTAAAATTTGCTACATTTATGTCACGGAATCCTTTATATTTTGAGTAAGGGTAGCACCAATCTGGAGTAGGTGTTGAACCCGTGTTAGTACCCGAACCACCCAATAAATTATTTTGTGATTGCCCCTCAGGTGGTGGTGGTGGAGTACCACAGAAGAATTGTGCTAGTTCTACACAAGTTTCAGACCACGAATCTTCACAGCATGATGGTTCAAAGCCGCAAATTAAACTACAACAACCAGCATCATTACAACCGGGCGTGCTGTGTGCAACAAAACAAGATACTGGATTATTTCCACAAACAGGAGCACACAAAGAACTTTGACAGTTGCAACTACTACTATCTAATGCTATATTAGCACAAAGTGAATCCCACTGTGCCGAGCAGCATAAGGGATCAACTGCACAAACTGCTGCTTGACATGTAGAATCAACTGGACATCCTGGAGTAGGTTTTGACGAACAACACATACAATCTATACATTTTGGTGTTGTTTCTTCAATATTACAACAATATGCTTGATCATAACAATATTCATTACCAAAACAAGGTTTAGTGCAAAATGGTTCAACATATTCGGTTGATTTTGTTGCTATATTTAATTTATAAGTTCCATATGGCAATCCGTTATTTTCTGCACCCTCTACATTTTGTTTTATAGGTGAAGAGGAAAAAATATTAGAAGTAATAGAATAATTTGGATTTAAACTATAGTTAGTATCAACAAATTCTTTTACATGAGGTCCTATTTCCGAATATTCGTCTGGAAATAAATTAAAAGGTCCCCAAGGTGAAAATTCATCAGTTATTGCTGGGACAAGATATTGGATTCTTTGCGCCCCCGTACTACGACGATAATTTGCAAAATCTTCAAGTGGTAATAATGGCAAAACTGCAAAATTTGGTTGATCTAAAACTCCAAAATTTGATCTATCATACCATGCTTCTTCTTCGGACAATGGAGCATGAACTGGTTGATCGAGGTTTTGTAGATATCTTCCTCCAGCATAATAAACATTTGAATTTCTGTTTCCGATATATCTTGTACTAGTAAATCTATTTTTTGCCTTTTCACCCTCTTGCTCCGAGGGCACTGCCGGAAAATTTTGATCACATTGTATCGTTCCTTCGGGGATTTCTGGTGTTATATCAGATCCATTGCCAAAAAAAAACAAGGAATACGGACAAATACCACTTTGTATCTTCGAAGGACCAAAATTTTTAAATTTAAAGGTAGGATATGTAAAATCAAATGTTGCAGGCTGAATAATTATATCCGCGAACCATCCTTCCGTTTCAGTAAGTGGTAACAAATTACTTACTAATGCGCTTTTTTTAATACAATTACTACTAGGCGCGCAATTACATTCTGGTGTTGTTTCTGCTTTTTGTTCACATGCATCAATTGGTAAATTAAACACGTTGTATAAACAGTCATTCCAAATAGAATCTCCTACAGAATTTCTACCACCACGATCCATATTTGCTACTTTTGCTCTGCATAATGATAGATTCATTAAATTTGGTAATTTAGAATCATATGTGCCATTCCAACCTGATACAGAATCATTACCTAATTGTCCTAAACTATTGTCTCCCCAAGACCAAATATAACTACTTGCATAAAAATCCGCGCGCGGACAATATATTGTAAAATTTAAACCACAGGCTAAAAAAGTAGTAAGATTATTAAGATTACCTGCATTAAAATGCTGATACATGATTGTATCGTGTAATCTTGTTTCAACAAAAGAAGTATTTGTTGCTTCAGATGATCCATTTCCAAGTTGTCCAAAAGAATTATCTCCACAACCATATATTTTTTCATCTCCATTCATAAAAAGTTCTGCAGATCTTGTAATTATTATTGTATGATCACCACCACATTGTATGTTGGTTATCCATCTATCATGTTCTCCGGATACCGGTGCTGTTATAAGTGTGGGAGAAAATCTACTTGTTAAATCTCCTAGACCTAATTGACCTGCATTATTTTTACCCCAAACATAAGCTTGTTGGGGCCCTTGTTTGGCAGTCAACAATGCATTATGGTTATTTCCAGCTGTTATGACATAACCCAAAGTTAGTCCTAAATTGGGTAAATTAATATTACATTTTTGTGGTGTATTATACGCAGGAAATGCACCATCATTTCCAACTTGTCCATGAGAATTATCTCCCCATGCCCACACTCCTAAATTTGTGTCCCCTGGTCCTCTGGCGACAATGACGGTGTGGTTTAAACCACATGCCATACCAGCCACCTGTGAAATATTTTGTACTCTTTTTGGAACTAAAGAATTTGTAGTATTTCCCAAACCCAATTGACCAAAATCATTTTTACCCCAAGAATATAAAAATCCATTAGACGTACCAAGTTTGTCAAATCTTAAAGCAATAGCATGTCTTCCACCAGCCGCAATTAAATTATATTCATCTCCTACTAATGTTGGAATTAATCTTTCATTAGTATCACCTAATCCTAATTGTCCGTGAATGTTGTTGCCCCATGCATATAAATCTCCATTTCGTTTTAATGCAAAACTAAAATTAGATCCACAAGCAACAGAAGACCATTCGGTGCTATCATCGATACGAATGGGTTTTACAACAGGATTTGTAGATTTTTGATTGTTTCCTAGTTGTCCATCTTCGTTATAACCCCAAGCCCATAATGTTCCATCTGGATATATTGCAATGCAATGTTTATCACCACACGCTAATTTATTTCTATTAAATCTGTCGGACGGCGATAACGGTATATTAGATCCCGTTCTTGGAGAAGATTGATACTCTCCAGCAAAAAACCCACTTTGACCACCAACTTCAAATTTACAATCCTCATTTATGCATTCATTGTCTGAAAAACGAGCAAGTGAATAATCTTTTAGTTTTACATAATCTCTATCTGGTCTTTGATCTGTAGTATCGATAAATTGTTCGGTTAATATAGTAAATCCCGAACCATTTCCAATAATATTTGGCCAAGGACTGTAAACATGTTTAGTTACAGTTTTAATTGGTGCAACATAGATACCAACAATTTCAAATTTTGCTTTTGAACAAAAACTTACTAATTGTGTTTCCGGATTTCCCTTAACAGCTATTGTGTTTTCTATTTCTGTTGTTCTTTGTAATTCAAAAGTTTGTCTTTGTCCTACCGGAAAATATTTAAAATACTCTCTTGTTTTTTCACCATTACTTAAAACTAATCTGTCTACTACTGAATTAACTGTTATAGTATCATTGCTATTTTGTAAACGCCTAAAACTAAAATTACACAACCCCACGCTGCCCGTTCCGGGTATAGGACCCCAATTAAGATTTATTGGAGGAATAAGATACGATGCTGTTCCAGTAAAATTAAAATTAATTTGTTCTGGTAATTCGTCTGCTGTTAAAGAAGGACATGCTAACTTGTCTTCACAAGTAGTATCACACGGACAACAATTTGCGGAAGCAATAGCACTTAACATTTTTTATCCTTAAGGTGTAGTGGATTGACAACCACCAACAACAGAATTTGGCGCAGACACATAAAATCTTCCATTTCTATCTATTTTTACCTCTACCATATTACCAATTGGAATATGGGAAAAATAAAAATCTGGAGAATTTTTTAATTTAAATCCTTTATTTAAATTTCCACCAACTTCATTGGGAATACAAAAAGCTCCGGCAGTTGCATCAAGTTTTATGCCATAACCTTGCGCGATAGACATTTCTAGTAAATTATAAGCATACACAATTTCTATTGTTTTACCTAAGTTTTTAATCTCTCTTGAAGTAAATGTTACATTACCGCCCCAAGATTCTCCTGCACATTGTGGATAATCCGATGTTGGTAATCCAGCACACCATTCAGCCTCTCCTAAATCTATTTTATATTTCCATATAGCTTTTCTTGCCGATGTATTGTTTTGACAACCATTACCCTGTTGTTGCTGATTTAATTCATCAACTAAAACTGCATCTATTACCGTACCCCTAAAACCTTTTTCTAGATGGTTTTTGTGATTAATAAAATATTGTTTATTTCCATTAACATCTACTCCCATATAAAGAGGAACTATTATTTCATCTTGGGCATCAAATACAATAGTTGTTCCGGGTGTTGTTTCTTTTTCCAGTGGTATTAAAACACAAGAAATGCCTAAATCCACTGGAGCGTCTGCTGGAAATCCGTTTGGAGTAAATGCAGGTATTGATGATGGGGTTTCGCTTGTAAGCCCCAAACTATCATTTTCTGCTAAATTTAATACTCTTAATTCTTGATCGCTAAATTCAAATCTATTAGCAGAAGGTGGATAAGAACAATTATTATCTACAACATACCTTGAAGGATGCCCATAATACACAAATCTATTAGCCGAATCTCCATAACTATTACTATCAGCACTAGCAAATGTACCAGAATTAATACTACCAACTGCAAATATTTTAATAAATCCTACAGTTTTAACATTCAAAACTCCATAAATTATGTCGTTTTGTTTTTTAACACCTATGTCAAGACCAACACCGGGATCTAATCTAAAACCACTAACATTCCCTTGCATTATTGGAACATTGTTTGCATCTGTAGTATTCCCAAATGGATTACCGGAACCAGTGCAATTTTGGCATTCTTGTCTTGGTGTACCATGTACAGAACCACATTGACCAGAACTTCCTAAAGTAACATTTGTTTCTCCGCCTCCACCTCCACCACCATAATCTGGAAATGTAAATTGCAACTGTTGTGTTTGACATGGAGAACCATCAATTGGTTGAGTAATAGAAACGGATGGTTCTAATGCATCTGGATTTACTATTACTGGAGGAGTTTGTAAAGATACAATTATACATTTGCCGGCAGGACCTTGTAATCCATCTCTTCCTGGCAAACCTTGTGGTCCTTGTGGACCGGTGCCGCCGCCGCAGTCATCTGGTGGTGGAACAACAAATTCTTGTTCACAATCTAATAATTTTGTTTGACATGATTGTAATACATTACCAAATACATCTGCTGTATTATTTCCTAATTCTTGAGCATAAATGTAATCTGGATTTGGAGTTTGTAAAACAATAGAATTATTTTCAAAACCTATTTGTTTTGATGGAAAAATACAAACAAAGATTTTAAATGATGATAAAGACATTAAGTTGTAATATTTGGTGTATAGTTAATAGTTCCTTGCATCAAACGAATAACAAATGCAGTATACGATGAACCGGTTGCGCTTTTTAATCTATAAGTTAATTCTATGTCATAAGCATATTTTCCAACTACTGTAGGATAACTTGACATGATTAAATTATTTTTATTACCAGATGAATTTTGATTTATAACAAATGATATATTGTTTGAAGTACAAAGACCACCAGCACCTAAACTGTCTGGTTCATTTACACAAGAACTTCTAGAAAATGTTTCTAATCCTAAATTCGTATAAGGACCACTAGAACCGCCCGGAGGCACTGGAAATCTATACCAACTTTGACATCCACATGCTACGGAACTTGTGGAAGAAGCATTGCTTTTTACTTTCATAGAAATTCTTAAAAATTCTCCACTACCGGTAGAAGTACTTAACCAGCCAAAAGCATCATTTATATTTGGATATGCTAGTTTTATTTCTTCTGGTACATCAAATGTTGGTGCCCCATTAGACCAAAAAGTTTGATTAGGATTTGGAAGAAATTTAAACAACGATCCGGTGACGTTATTTAATATCTTAAATCCTGCCACAAAATTAGCATTTTGTTCTAAATTAAATTCATAATAGGCTGCTGGCATCGTAATCTACTCCTGTTTGCGCGGATTGCTGTGGTGCTTGATTAGCAGGTGCGCCACTTCCACCACTTGGAACTTGTCCGGGCATTCCACCCATCATTTGAGCAGAAATTTGTTCTGCTCTCATTTGTTCTTCCATTTGTTTTTGTTCTTGTAACATTTTTTCTGTTTCAATTTCTGTATCGATTAAATCAATATCTTCATCAGTTTGACGTAGAATATTTTTACGAATCCAACGTTCTGAAAAATATTTACCAGAATAATCTGACACTTCACGCAAAACTGCCATTCTATCTTTAAGAACTTCAGTTTGTTTAGATTCTAAGAATATGGAATCGGTAGAATATTCAAACTTAATATGTTGACAAATTTTTTCCCATTCGTCTAAATCAACAATACCTTTAACAACTAATTGTGTTTTTAGGAAACTTAAAAACAATTCAGAAAAACGAAGACGCAATCTGCTAATAAATTTAGCAAATTTTACTTCATCTCTACTAATATCGGCGGCTCTTCCCATGTTAAAACCATTTTCGGCTTCAAGACGAGAAGAAGGAATATTTAAACTTCTAAACAGTCTTTTTTGGAAATACTTAACGTCTTCCATTTCACCGAGATTTTGACCACCCGGTAAAGTTTGGATTTCAGTTCCTTTACCACCTTCGCGTCTTGGAAGCCAATAATCTTCCAACATACTCATATGCTTACGATCATCGCGGATTTCTCCGGTATTTGCATCGTATGTAATTTTATTGCGATAACGCAACATAATATCGCGCAGATATTGTTCTGCTTTGTTTTTTGGCAAAGAACCTACGTCAATATAAAATATTCTTCTTTCGGGTGCTCTAGACCAACGATAAATTACAGTAGCATCTTCAACCATCCGCAATTGGTTTAGTGGTTTAATTGCTTTATGTAAATAACTGACTACTCTTTTTGTTCCGTAATCAAACAAACCGGAATGACAATAATTAACAGAATCTGGTGATAACCGTATTCCTTGAGTAGTATCATACATGTTAAAACGTTCTTGAACAGTATACAAATAATACTCTTCAATACCGTCTATAACATCGACTCCATTTATTTTATCTTTTTTCTTTAATTCTCTTACTTTTTTAATACGAAGAGGATCTATTTGTCGTACTTCTTTAATACCTTGTCTTGGATCTTCTTCCAAAATCATATGATAATAAAGTCTTCCGTCTATATACCATCTTCTTGCTATATCATAGCATTTCCTATTAAAATCCAATAAGTATACGATGTGTTCAAATTCATCGTACATTATTTTTTTAACTTCTTCTGGGATTATATTATTAGGTACTTTGTCTATGTTTAATTTAACTATTTTGCCAGAAGCATCTTCTGTTATCATTTCGTTGATAACATCATCTATAGCCATTTCGACTTCTGCATGGAGACTCATCTCACGATATTTTTTAACTAAATCTACGTCAGATTTAACAGTACCATCTAAATCTACATACCATCCTTGAAAACCACCAGCCTGAACGAAGGAAGCACCGTCGTCCATTGCTGGTGGTATTACTGAGGGTATTTGCTGAGACTGCTCTTTAGTTTTACCAAATGTAAAACCGAATACATTGAATGCCATTATAAAACTCCTTCACGAGTATGTAGTAAATTAATTTAGGTTGCCTGCGCGACCACCGGAACCAGAAGCACCGGCTGTTACTTGGAAATAATGATACTTCAAAGTAACTGTAAATTCTACAAGAGCATCTACGTTATCGTGTGACAAATCAACGGCCGATACATCACTGCACCACACTCTATTTAAAGTGTAACTTCTAATATTATTGTGTAGACGATCTCTTTGTGAAAGAATTACATTGCAACCTAAATTATCAGCATTTGGTAATTGACCGACATTATCAAAATGTCTATTCCATGCGTGATTCCATGCTTCAAAGAAATGACGAATTCTCATATCAGTACCATCACTGAGAATTGTTAATTGTACGTCATTGTATACTCTATCACCTGGGAATTTGTATACTCTTCCCATATGATTTACCGGAATTTCTCCCACAGTAGTTTCTGGCAATTGTATTGCTTTAACATAAACATGTTGTTCGTCTATGTTTGGAATAGTAATACCGCCGGGAATAGATCCAGTAATTTGAATATGGAAAAGATTAGATCTTGCGCCGCCGTCGAATTGAGATGTGAATTTGCTAATATCCATTTATTGCTCCCTCTTATACTCCAACTACTTCTTCAAAACTTAATCCTGAAGGTGTAGCGATAAAGTTAAGTTGAATGTAATTGATTGACTTGTTAGGTTTGATGTAAATATCGGCAACAAAGTTATTTGAATCTATGACTTGAGCAGTATTGTTTGTTTCATCACAAACAACTCTGAAGTCTGTAATACCTCTACGTCCAAGAACGTTTCTTAAGAAAGGTGTTACAAGATTAACAAATTGTGCTCTTGTAAATTCGTCATTGAATTCAAAGAGTTGGAATTTAGCGGCTGTAGCAATAGATTTTTCAAGAATTATAAACAATCTACGGACGTTAATTCTGTCAAAAGCCGATGGTCTAGTTAAAAGTGTTTTGTCTCCGAACAACACAGGTCCTGTTCCTGGGAAGGAAACTACAGGATTGATACCAATTCTGTAAAGTTCGTCGCGCTGTGATTTATTTGGATTGAATGGCAATTTAATAACTCTATTAATTCCACCACGATTTAATCCGGCTGGTGAGAACCAAGGATCGTTTGTTGTATCAGTTCTTGCACACAACCCTGCAATATCTGCGTTTAGAGGAATGTAAACATATTCGTCGTTATAGTTATCGTATTGTAACTTATAACCACTATCTGCTACTCCATATGAAGTGGAGTCACCATTGCTTCTAAATGTCAACAAAGCAGCAAGATAAGAACTTGGAACTACGTTGAATCCTGAACCCAATTCTTCTGGATTTGGTGACAAGAAAGCCACAACATCTTTTCTTGCTTCTGCTATTTCAGTTACACGATACGCAGCAGTTTTACCTAGAGGACCAGTAATAAACATTGAAACATCAATAATTTCTGGATCACCCATGTATGTGTTGTATGCTTCTGCTATATCATTATTATCTGGGATTGTTGTATCAAGAGCACCACCGTCAAGATAAGAAACGTGAATTTTTTGAGTACCTGTATTAATTAAAGCAAATGCAGTTGTTGTTGTTGTTGCAACAGTTCCCCAGGCAGTTCCCGAAGTTACTGTAACATTAGCAGTTAAAGCATTTTCTCCCAAAGAAGCATTATCTAAATGATTTAATGACCAAACATAACGAGATTGGTTATTAATAACATCTTTGTAGTAATTTGTTGTTCCGTTTTGATTTACTGCATTTGATGCTTTTGATAAGTAAGAATATTTTTCAAGAATAGTTCCTGCTGTTCCTGAAATTTTTCCATCTTTATCTATTACGAGAACGTGTATTTCGTCTTTAATTTCGGCTCCAGTTAATGATTGGGCCCAAGGAGAAGTTCCAGGCAAACCATCAAAGAAATTAATGTAATCGATGTATTGATCGTTATTACCATCCGTGTCTGCTTGATAAGTAGCAGATGCATAATAATCCAAAACAACTACTTTAATGCTGTTGCCCAACTCGCCAGGATATTTGGCCGCCCATGCACCATTACTTGGAAGTGCAGTATATGCTCTAAAAGAAGTCAAATTGCAAAGATCTTCTCCATCAACTACAAGACTTCCAGAGGTAGCTGTTTTTGAATTATTGTTACCGGAATTTATGAATCTTACGATTTTTAAATTATTACCATAAGATAAGAAATTAGCAGCAGACCACCACCAACGATTGTAGGTTGTAGCACTAGTCATGCTACTAGATGCTTTGGCTGGTTTACCGAATACTTCAGCCAATTCTTTTTCGCTGGTAATTGTTACTGGTTCGTTACCGGGACCCCATTGGAAAAGACCAACCATACCGGCCGGAGTGGTTGCAATCGCAGGTACGATTAGTGTTACATCTTTTTCTGTTATGTTTACGCCTGGACTTATTTGAATTGCCATTGTTTCTCCTTCTAGACGCTTATTATTTCTGTAATTAGAAAGTAGTATTTGCTAGGAATATGTATAATTCTAGTTCATTTGATAAATTATAGAATAGTACTACCAAATTCTCCGCCAAATTCGTCATTTTCGTCGTCATCTACACCACTCAAGAAACCAAATGGCATAACATCATCCTCAATAGCATTTATCTGTTTTTGAAATAATGTTTTTCTTATATCCAAATCAGTCAAATCTTTAAAATAAGTCTGGGTACTCAACCAACCGAAAAGAACCAGGCACATAACCAAATCATCATGACTTCCTGTTTCTGCTTCATATGAGGCATTTTTAGAAATAAAAGTTACAAGTTCTCTCATAATATCAATGTCATTAATTAACAATTTATCCGATTCTATCATACTTTTTAAAATAGAACACCCAAGTCTTTTAACTACTTTTGTTGTTCTTATTCCAAGTTGGGTATCTGAGTTGCCAAATCCACCATCTAGAGTTTGACCTTTTCTCCCCCTAACAGAAGAAATAAGAACATTTTCGTATTCTAATTCTTTATACAAAATATCTGCTACTTGACCGCCTATATCATTTATTTCCACTAATACAAATGCCTCGTTGTATTCTCTGGAGGTATTCATAATAAGATTAGGATATATCATAGGAGATATCATGTTGTTTCTAAAAACAGCAATAACTTTATAGGGGATTTCTGTAACATCAATTACACAAAAAGCACTATAATCTATGCCTTGACCTCTAGAAGTATCAACTAAAGTTATGTAACTGTGTTTTTCTTTTGGTTTTTCATATACTCGCAAGCCTTCATTATTTTTGTAAATTGGATTACGGAATACCAAAGTCTTTAATTTATTTGCACTAATAAGTGTATTTGTAGAACCAATGAAATCGCATTCGTGTTCTGTACGGAATTTATCTTCGGAACCTAAGTTACGAATTTCTTGTTCGCGCCAAACTTGATCTCTACCCGGTACTTGACTCCAATGGATTTCTACATTCTTAAAGTCATTTCGATGTTCGGCAGAATCTACCCAAATCTTATAAAACAAATTTAAACCATTTGGTGTAGAAATTATTACTAATTTAGTTGTCTTACCTGAAGTAATAGTCGGAAACACTGATGTATAGAAATCGTTTGCTATGTTTTCAGGAACGTGAGCAAACTCGTCCAACATGATTAAATTAAAAGATCCACCACGAATAGCAGATGCAGAAGTTGCAGCTGCAATAATTCTAGAACCGTTTTCCAGTTCTATGCTCATTTTGTTCCATTCCTTAATACCTTGTTGCAACCATTTTGGTAAATACTCATATGCAACCTTGAGTCTATCCATGTGCAACTTTGCCACAGTTTGCTTGTTAGCCAAAATAGCAACATTACTTGTGGGATTAAAAAGTATATACCAAAGAATATAAGCAACTAAAGTAGTAGATTTACCGCACTGGCGAGGCATTTTTCCAATAGTAAATCTGTTGTCATTAATAGTGTTAACAAACAACTCTTGAAAATCAAACATGTTAAAATTAATAAGCCCTTGATCAAGACTTACAATTTTTACGTAATTCTTTATAAAGTAAATTGGATCTTGAGAGCACTTAACGTATTCTTCAACTTGTTCCGGTGTGAAGGATACTTGTACATTTGCTCGTTTAAGATTTGGATTACCAAGATATGTTTTTTCTTTATTCTGCATCTATAATATCGCCATTATGTTCTAACTTCTCAATTTCTTTCATTTTACCCTTTAAGAGTTTTTGCAGTTCTGCCGTGCTTCCCACAAAAATAGAATTGTTTGTTATAGTATTTCCAGAGTTTGTGGTTTGTGGTTGATCACCCTTAATTGTTTTCATTTTGTTATGCATATCCAACAAATCTTTGTTGGTGTCTGCAACAGTTTTAATTAGTTGAGCAAGAACTTCATATGCTCTTGGTTGTTCCGTTTCTGATGCCAAATTGAGAATACCATCAATAGCAGTTGTACCTTTATTGATTAGTTCTTTTAAATTATCTCTAACGGTTAAATAATCTTTATCCAAATCTTGTTTTTGTACGGTTATTTCCGTAGGTTTAGTGATTTGTTTTTGTTCTTGTTCTTGGGTTTCAATATTAAATTGTTTTTGTAATTCATCAAAAGACATAATTTATCCATTAATATTCTGTAATTGTTTGTTTTATATCGTAATCGTCGCTCGGTAAAACTTGCACACCAGATTTTAATTCTATTTTGTCTCCATTAGTATCCAAAACATAATCATCGTTGGTATCTTTTAAATACACTACTGGTTCTATGTGTATATTTACTAATTTCTTTGACATATTAATCCAAATCGAACAAGTTTACATCTATTGTTTTAATTAGATTGGCATTCTTTACTGGACCATAATAAGGAACTCTAATTATGTATTTAAGTTCCCATATTATAGTTCTTTGAGAATCATCTTTAAAAGAACCTTCAAATTGTTGATCCGGTTCAACGGAGAGTAAAGTAATAGGAATATCAATTTTTTCATATACATCATTTAATATTCCCGGCTTTATTGTTATTGTAAATTCTGGAGTAAAAAATGGTATAATTTGTTCTATTATTTTTAATCCATCGTCCATTGTTCTAGAATAAACGAACAATGAAAATGACAATTTATATGGAACTTCATTAAAATGATAGTTCAAAGTAACATCACCATTTGTTTGAATTTTTTCTGCTGCTCTTTTTACAACACTATTCTTTTTACGTTCGGTATCATATTCAAACCCAGTCATCATAAAAGACATTCTTGGTATTCCAAGAGCAGTAGCATACGCAACAGGATCATCTAATTCTAAATTTAAACGCTCCATCATTCTTTCTTTTGGAGCATATGTTAATGGAACTTTTATTTTTTTATAAGTGTTTCCAGAACCACGTTCTATGTAAATGTTATTAAACAGCGTACCAAAAGCCGCTGTTATCTTTTTTGTAATTCCGTGGTAGAATGTGGTAAACATTAATACTTATTCTCCGAGAATGGATCTATTTCAGTAAAGTCGATCAAATCTCTTGTACCAGATTGAAGTATATCGTTATCGCTTTGTTGTTTTGTATCTTGAATGGATGTGATGGTTTCGTCCACTATGCCATCGGAATTATAGTCCATTTGTTGTGTAACAGTTTGGGTCATATTTGTTTGTATTGAATCTATTTCGGATATGCCGGTATTCAAGTTTTCGTAAGAGTACTTGAAGAGTTCGCATTCTAATTTATATGTGTATAATTTTCCAAATTGATAAAATACTTCTTTGTTATCTACATATTTGATTTCAAATAAACCTTTTGAAAAAGGGTGAAAAATTAAATCACCCTCCATTGGATTGCTTATTTGAACTGGGCGATCTGTCATAACTGCAAATCTTGCGGCCTCTTTTTGAAATCTTTTTTTAGAAACTACTAAACTTAAAGTATCTCGTATCTCTAAACCAAATTTAGAAATAACTTCTCTTTCTCCCGAAAACCCAGAATAGTTATCCATAAACATTTCAATTTCAATAGCATCTTTAAAATACGAAGTGGAATCTTCACCAAATAAAGAATCTAAATTAGCAAACCTTCTGGGAATGTAATAAACATTTATACCATTAATTTTGATGGATTCTTCTATTAAATCTTCCATCAAGTCTTGGGTTGGTTTGTAAGTATAATTATTGAAATGTGGATTTAATGGCATTTTAACCTATGAATCCTTGTGGTGGAAGTTCGTATTTTAGTTGTACTTGTTCTTCTATTTTATCTACTTCGGCTTTTGCTTCTGATGCCATGTTTGCACCATTAAAAGACACCCCACCCGGTAAAG